TGCAGAGATGGGTAAACGGTAAAAGATTGCACCGTTTTCCATAATGGCATGGAATAAAATCGGACGACCAGTGATACTAGCCAACGCGAAAATGATACAGTCTTCAGCTTCTCCATGATGTTCTTTAAGATCATAGAGAAACTCTCTCCGGATCTGTGCATATAGCACCGGAATGTTTGCATTCAGGTAAGCCATTTAACATAAAACTCCTACGTTGCTAAAAAATAAATGGCAACAATTACTACCACGATAGCGGCAGATATTTTGGGATTAGCTTTTGCTAATGTCCAAAGTTGTTTCACTTTTTCCATAGTTCCTCCTATTTAATATTACCCCAGTTATCACCGGACGCGTAGTCTACTTTATTTGGTACCTCAAGTCTAACTGCATTTTCCATGATATTTTTAACCTTGAGGGCTTCTTCGTCGTTCTTAATTGACACACATAATTCATCATGAATTTGTATGTGCGGTATAATACCTTCTTTAAATAACATTACCATAGCTTTTTTAGTCATATCTGCGGCGCTTCCTTGAATTAATTTATTAAGGGCCTTGTAAGTAAAAGCCGGTTGATAACTCCTTGTAAAGAATATTGCGTTTGGATCAGGATCTTGTAAACTTCTAGCGCGTGCAGCAAGATAAGCATCCTCTGCTTCTCGTCGAGGAAGAATAGGAACAGCAACCTCTTTAGTTTCATTCTTTCCTGTTTTTTCATTTTTCTCATAACGTTTTACAGTAAATATTCTTTTTTCTTCATTCCATTCTTTGTCGATAGGTTCCCATTTATCAAACCGACAGAACCTATCTTCTAAAGTATAAATAAGTTGCGTAGTATTAGCAAATTCTTGAAGCCCTGATGACAAATTTCGAACAAACGGAACTTTATTGTGGTAGTTATTAAATAATTCTCTAGCTTCATCCTTATCTAAATTTAATTGCATAGAAAGTTTAGTTTTTCCCATGCCATAAAATAATCCTAAGTTAATAGTTTTTGCAGTTTTTCGATCAATATTGGCCATTTTAGCCACGATTTGATGAAAATCAGTGGAAGGATCTTTCATATATGCTTCTGCCAATGTTTCAGCTCCATCCATTTTATTTTTTAAAGCGTAGTGAACCACAAGACGAGGCTCTTGCTGAGAATAGTCAAAGGAACCCCATCGTTCTCCCTCTTCAGGAAGAAAAAGTTCTCTCATCTTTCTACCAATTAATCCTTTAGCGGGAATCTGTTGAAGGTTAGGATTAGACATTGAAAATCTGCCTGTTACTGTCCCTCCAAAGTCGGACCTGATTTGATTAATGTTAGCATGTATTCTACCTTTATGAACAAATTTTAAAAGACCTTTAACAAAAGCATTTTGTGCTTTGTCACATTCTCGTGCTGTTGCAATGAAACGTAAGAACCTATTCTTGTGTGTCTTAAGATAATCTTTAGGAAGTTGTGGCATTTTAGATTTGGGTGTCTCTTTGTAATCTTTTATTTTTAGTTTATCTAAAAGCTTTTTAATGGAAGCAGCAGCCCACATGTCTATGTTGATTTCTGTTCTTGCTTTAATAAGTTTAATTAAATTATCGGCTCTTTTTTTAAGCTTTGCGCCGACCATTTTTGCCTTTTCAATATCAATTCTTACACCTTTAAATCTCATTTCTACTAGACAAGGAAATAAATTGGTTTCCAGATTAAATATATTTATGAGCGTTTTGTGTGTTGTTTTCCCATGATAAGTAACTGTTCTGGTTTGATTAATCATTTTTTCAAACAGCTTCCATAATCTTAAAGTAAGGTTAACGTCTTGTTCTGCATAATCTTTTACCATTTCATAGGGAAGTTCATTCATGTGAGACATGGGATCATTAATAAAATAAGGAGCAGCCTGACTTTTCTCTTTTAAATCGTATTTATATTTTGTATCTTTTAAATAATCTTTGGCTAATGAGTCTAACGTATAACGTAATCGATTCTCATTGATTAAAGAAGCAGCTACCATGGTATCGAGTAAAACTCCCTTAGGCATCAGTCCAGTTTCAGAACGAATCCAACAAACATCATACATTGCATTATGAAATACTTTTTTTATTTTTTCATTTTGGAAAAGTTTTTTATTAAGAACTCTCCAGGTTTGTTTAGGATCTCGATTTTGAGTTTTATGAAGATGTCTAATAGGAAAATAAAGAGTTTGTTTATGAGTAGCGATAGCAATCCCTACGACATAACTATTTTTACCATCGGTAGTAATGGCGCCGGATCCTTTTGTTTTTAAATCTGGATCATAAGTTTCTAAGTCAACTGCTGCAACGTCTACGCCTTTTAAGTCTAGCTCATAGAGTTCAGGAATCGTACACATTATTTTTTTTCCGTTAAAGTAAAACCATGAGGTAAAGGTTTAGGGTGATCACCATAATCTCTGTCAATAATCATATCAATATAATGTTTTGCTTTTTCTAAATCTTTAACTTCTCCTTTAGACGCATGTCTGCAAATATATTTAATAGCATTTCCTTCTGCAAAGAGCAACTTGTTCTCATTGATAAACTCACTCGGTTGGATTTTCATATCTTTGTAATGAGTTCCCCCAATTTGTTTTTTGTATGGGTTCATAGTGTCCCTCCTGTTATTGTTTTTAAGAGCCACAGTGTTTTCTTGGCTCGACTGCAGCCTACATAACGCAGTCGAAGTCGATCAAAGCGTGGTTCTGGTCTAATTAAAGATTCATCAAAAATTACATTATCAAATTCAGTTCCTTTGATAGAATGAATATTATCATAAAAAACCTTCACGTCTTTCTTGAGGTCGATGTTGTCTTTAATTATTTTATTAATATACTCTGTCCTCTTAAAATTTTCTAAATCGGGCGTTCTACTTTCTTTGTGTTTGACTTGTTCGTATTTTTTATACTGAGAAGCTTTAGGAGTAAATACTCCTTTGTTAATTAATTCGTGTAATGTATAATCTCGTTTTTGAAAGTCTTTGAAATCAAATTTTTGGTAGCCTCGTTCTAATAATAAAGCGTTTCCTTTTTTACAAATATCTTTAATCAATTTAAGATCGAGAGGTTTACCAGCGGCAAAATCAGGGAAGTTTCGATGACAATTAATCTCCCAATCTTTTACAAATTTATTTTCTGTACCATAAGAAGAGTATCTAATTCCTTCTTTTTTAAGGAAATTTAAGATTCGATCTAGACATTCATTTCCTCCACGGTAAGTAAAAATAAATGTTTCATCCGTGTTATGAAGCCTATCTATTAAAAGAGGAAGCTTAGGACATCTTTCTAAATTTTCTAGTGGGTGTTTCTCGCCTTCTATAACTTTACCAGTCTTTTTGTCTTCCCTCGGTTTCCATGTACGTGTGTAACCATAATGCTGCCATATGGGTGCAATAACTTGTTTGCAATATTCATTAATGACTCTTGGACAACGATGGCCTTGTTTTAATTCTTCATCAGGCTGAGCTGATATCCGACTAAAATAGTCAGGATCAGCTCCCGCAAAGCCATAGATAGATTGATCAGGATCTCCAGCCCAATAAACGATTTCAGCATTTTTTTCCATTTTTGCTAATGCTTTTCTTTGTGGGACACTAGAATCTTGAGCTTCGTCCACAATTAAAACTTTGATGTCGGGATCCTTAGGTGCTTTATTGAATTGATCAATCATGTCAATAAAGTCGACAACATTAGATGATTTTTTATTTAATTTATAATCTGTTTTAAATTTTTGATAATATTTATTTAAACTTATGAGTTGGGGGAGAGTATATTTATATTCTTTCCGGTCATGATCAGATAGTTTTTTCCAATATTCTGGGAAACGTAAGTCATTATCAGTTGAAAACCCTAAGAATCTCCAGAAGGGGTGTCTTTTACTGAGAGTTTTAAGATCTTTTCCTCCATGATAATGCCGGGAAAATAATTTATTTTGCCTGTCTAGTTCTATATAACATTCTTCATCAAAGACTTGAGCGCCAAAAAGCTTACTTTTACAATAACTATGAATGGTACTGATATGGTCTTCATAAAACTTTTTATTATTAGCTTTTATTTTGTCCCACACTTTATATTTTTTGGCATTTTTTTCGTCCCTGATTCTATCTCTAATTTCATCGGCTGCTACGTTAGTATGAGAAATAGTAATGATACTTTCCATATTATATTTTTGAATAAGGTCATAATATAATTCTACTAATCGAGTAGTTTTTCCGGTACCTGGAGGCCCTACAATAAATTTTCTCATAAGGCTATAAAGATCCATATACAAGTGAGGAGGGTTATAAATAATAAATCGCTTTTCATTTCACTCATTTGCCATCCGGTGTTATGGTTTTTTGTTCTTCGGCCGTTCCTTCAATGACAAGTTTATCTTTAGGAACCGTGTAATTAGGGATGGTCCAGGTAGTAATCTTACTTTCTTCTTTAAAGTCATTTGTAATAGTGGCATGTTTCTTTTTAGCTTCTAATATTCTTTTTAATCGGCTAATTAATTTAGGACGGGAAATGTTTATTTTTTGTACTCTTAAATATTTTATAAAAAGGTCTAAACGAAACTCGAGTTCTTTTGTTTCCATATTATAATAACAAACCCCTTGAAGAAGGTTTGCTCTTTCTGTATAGGCAGCGGTTGCACTCACGAAATCTTCAAACCAGTCACGGACGTCCTGATCTTCATCAGCCTCTTCATCTGCTTCCTCAATGTTTCGTGTTTTATATACTTCACCCATTAAAACATTAAACTCATTGGTTTTCATGTCAGGAAGCCACACTCCTGTACGGGCTAAAACAGCGTCATAAAATTTATCTTTCTTTCTTAATTGAGTTGCGCCTAGTTCTACTCTTATTTTTTCTTTTGCTAGATCATCAGGTTGCACATCTATAAAAAATAAACGTGGGTTACTTTGTGATTCAGTTAAATTTTCAAATATCTGTTTAGCGTTTTTTGGAAATTCTTTGTTAGTAATTCCATATTTTCTAGTAAGGCAAATTGTTGGGTTGCAGACACGACGAATAGGATTCTTATCACAAGTATATCTTTCATATTCATGTCTTTCTAATGAACCAATTGTTTTATTAACTTCTTGGTCCGTTAAAGGAGGTTCAATATATCTACGATTACCTTCTCTTAATAATTCTTGCCATGTATGAGCCTTTCCATTTTTATCTTTAAAGGCTTCATCGGTTTGAGCTCTTTTATAGAAAACACCAAGATTAAATAAACCTTGATCTCGTTCTCCTGATTTTATTTTTTCTTTAATAAGGATAATTAAACATGGTGGGGCTTCGGTATAAGGGCTGTCTTTCTTTCTATGTTTAGTTTTAATAGTAGCCGGGAGGCTCGGAGAGTCCTTAATAAATGTAGCTAAATCTTTAACTACATGTATGTCATAAAGTTTAAAAAACTCTTCAATAGAAGCTGCACTAAAATCGTCGTTGAATGCGTATTGAGAGCCTTCTTCAGCATTATAATAAGGAAGATTTAAATAACTTCCCGTATCTCCACGAGAGGCTAAAATTTTAGTTTGCATAGGATAAATACGGTCCATAATATCTTTAACCCCCAAGAGAGCTGCGCATTTCTCCATTGCATATTTTAATTCTGCTGCTGAAACCAGTTCTTTAGTAAATAAAAAAAGATGTGCGCCTCCACTTTTAGAACGACACATTATAAGAGGTAGTTTTTCTTCGCGAATCTTTTTTAAAAGAGCCTCATAGTCATAAGAATATTTATCAATATCGATGACTCCCCATCGACAGGTGCCCTCTGCCGTAACGGGAAAAATTCCTAGGCGCAGACCAACTCCTGCTAAATGATTTTTCCATAATTCATCAGTGACCGGTTTACGAATAACGGTAGATTTTCCTTCTACTTTCTGTGAAGGAATATTATTGGTTTTCTTCTTAAAGTTGCCATAAGCGTAGTCTAAGCCCGCAAATATCCTTTTAAATTTCTCAAGCATAACATAATAAGTCGGGGCGAGTTAAGTCTCCCGCTCTCGCCCCAATGTTCCCTGACAGGAAACTTATAAACTTATTCCTTGCCTGCTTGCTTCAGCAGCCTCAGGTTTTGCTTGGATTTCGCCTTTGCCAACTCTTTCAGCAAAACTTTTAGCGATATTGTAAATAGATTCATCTGATACAGGGCCTATCTTTGACACATCCCAACCAAACCAAGTTCCTTTGTCATTCGACATTTGAACTGTTTTTAGTTTATAAATGTGGCTATATGTAGGCGGCGTGAATAAACCATCTTTACCTGGTAATTTAATACCCATCATGGTTGTAAGCCATTTTCTACT